ATTAAAACAGTTATTAAAAACCTTGATGACTTTTTATTAAGACCACTTGGAGAATCTTATTTCCAGTGGAATATGCAATTCCTAGAAGACGAGTTGGATGTTAAAGGTGATTTAGAAGTTAAGGCTACTGGAACAAATAGCTTGATGCAAAAAGAAGTACGTAGTCAAAGACTTACTATGTTCTTACAAACTGCACAAAGTCCTGCTATTGCTCCGTTTGTTAAGATTTCTAAACTTGTAAGTGAACTAGCCTACAGCTTAGATTTAGACCCTGATGAAATACTCAACGACCCTGAAGAAGCTGCTGTAATGGCTCAAATAATAGGAATGCAAAATGCTGGACAAACTAATGGCGAAGAAACTCAACCCGCTGGTGAACAGCCCCCAATGGGAAGCGTTCAAGGAACACCTCAACAACCTCAAGAGCTTGGAGCTACAGGCACTGGTGGTGGCAACATCGGAACAGGAAATGTACCGGCTTCAGGGGAAGCTGAATTTTCTGGGCAGGTTGGAGCAGCTGGACCAACAGGTTAAAGAAGCAATACTAAGGAAGGAAGAAGAATAAAATGTTATTGAAAGATGATAGAATAAAATATTCTGCAGGTACTAGTCATAGTGATATGATAGATGAAATGGAAGAAGAAAATAAAAAATATTATCAAGAAGTTCAAGAAGGAAAACATGATAAAGAACTTAGAGAAGCTTTACGAGTTGAATTAAAAAAAGGCAATAAAGAAGGATATAATGTTTTTGAAGACGGTTTAAAAAGATATAATTCCGGAGACAAACTTGCTAAAGTAAGAATGGATAGAGCTAGAAAAATAATGAAAGAAGAACAAGATAGAGATATTAGACTTCTTAATCCTGACGAACAAGATTTTTTACAACAAATGGAAATTTTTATGGATGACCCTAATAAACGAGAAGAAAAATATACAGGTGGAAAAACAATGAACATGTTAGATGATGATAAAAAAAGAATGGGTTACTCAGTAGGAACTATTACTGCTCAAAAAAGATATGATTCTTTTATTAATCAAGATATAAAATTTTTAAAAGAGTCAGGTGATGATTATTACAACTCTGGAACAGGCATGTTTAAAAAAGTCAAACAAGCCATGGGAGATTTTGGACAAGGCGAAAGACTTTTAAAAGATTTAAAACAAGTTAGAAGGGAAATGGGAGATGACCGTTCAGATACTGATTTGTTAAATATGATAAATGCAAAATTTAAAGATAGTGGACTAAACTACACAGTTTCTGATTCTTTTATAAAAAGAGATAAAAAAGCTGAAGGCAAATTAGTAGGAAATCAAAAAAAAATAGACGCTAATAATGATGGTGAAATTACTGGTGACGATTTTAAATTATTACAAAAAGCTGAAGGTGGTTCTATGGACGACCAGATGTTAATGGTTATGACACCGCCAATGGAATCTAATATGGAATCTGATGATGACATGGAAGATAACTATACAAAATTTATAATGGAAGAAGCATTAAGCGAAGAAGAAGAAGATATGCTAACTTCCAAACTAGAACAAGACGAGGAATTATCTATGTTATTTGATAAAATAATAGATGTTGCTCAAGAATTTGCTGGGTCTGGTCCTGTTGAAGGACCGGGTTCAGGAGTCTCTGATTCGATACCCGCAAGGTTATCTGATGGAGAATTTGTCTTTACTGCAAAAGCTGTAGAAGAAATCGGAGAAGACACTTTAATGTCTATGATGAAAGATGCTGAAGCTAGTGCAGATGGAAGACAAGAACTAGCGATGGGTGGAGAACCTGAAGAAAAAGAAACAATGGGAATGAACCAATTTGGACAACCTATAGATTCTGACGTTACAGATGATGAGATACGTAAAGGTATGTTATCAGCAAACCCAAGACTAAAATAACGATAGAGCTACCCTAGGATACTAGGCACTTTATCAAAATAATAACCGAAAGGCTACCTTTACAATACAAGCCCTCTAGTCGACATAGAGCTACCTTGTAAACAAAGCCCCAATTAGGAGAATAGAAGATGACTAACGAAGTCAAAAGAGAAGAAGTACCAAACCCTTATAATGCAAAAAAGGATTGGCACACAGATGATGATAAACCTTTTCAATCATCAAATAGTGTTTATTTTGAAGAGCCACAGAACAAGCTTTTTAAAAGTAACGACATAACTAAAGTGGAAGCTGAAGGAAGTGTTAATACTGAACAACTGGAAACTAATAAGGAATCTCCTTATAAGAAACCAGATTATAAAAAACGCTATGATGATTTAAAAAAGCATTACGATAGTAAACTTAACGAGTTTAAAAGTAGAGAACAAGAGTTAATAGAAGAGGCTACTAGTAATAGAACCGATTATAAAGCTCCTAAATCTGCAGAAGAACTAGAAGAGTTTAAAAATAACTATCCTGATGTGTATGAAGTTGTAGAGACTGTTGCTCATATGCAATCTGAGACTAAAGCAAAAGTTCTAGAAGAACGCCTTAGTAAACTCCAAGAACGCGAGAATCAGTTAGTACGACAAGATGCAGAAAAGACATTAATGGAAAGACACCCTGATTTTGAAGATATCAGAAACAGTGACGATTTCCACGGATGGGCAAAGGAACAACATTCATCTATCCAAGCTTGGGTATATGATAACAATGACGATGCCAGTTTAGCTTCACGTGCCCTTGATTTGTTTAAAAAAGATTTAGGAATAGAAACTCCGAAAGCAAAGTCATCTTCTAAAAAACCGACAAGACAATCTGCTGCAGATATGGTCTCCACTAAAACAACTAGTGTAGAACCTAACCAACAGAAAGTCTGGTCTTTAAAGGAGATAGAAGCTATGTCTGTACAAGAATTTGATAAATACGAAACGGAAATATCAGATGCTATGCAGAAAGGGCTAATATCAAAGTAATTATTAAATTTAACTTAACAGGAGAAAATCATGGCTCAATTTTTTGAACCGAGTACTGATACAAATGCAAACTTTGCAAACTCTGTAAGTGGACAAACTAATAGTTTCTTCCTACCTTCGGTTTATTCTAAAAAGGTAATGAACTTTTTTAGGAAAGCCTCAGTAGTAGAAGCTATCACAAACACCGACTATGCCGGTGAGATATCCTCTTTCGGAGACTCAGTAAAAATTATAAAAGAACCAGTTATTTCAGTGTCAGATTACACAAGAAATAGCGACACAACTGAAACTAGACTAACAGACCAAGAAATTTCTTTGGTTGTTGATAGTGCTAAAGCTTTCAAATTCATCGTTGATGATATTGAAACTAATATGTCACATGTCAACTTCAAAGAGATTGCTTCTTCATCAGCTGCTTATGCATTGAAAGATTCATATGACGCTGCTGTATTAGCAACTATGTTTGCTGGTTGTTCAGCTTCATCACCTAATCACATTTTAGGTTCTGACAATGCTACAGATTTAGCAGCAGGAACTTTTGATGGAACAGGTAACCTAGATATTGGTTTTGGTTCTAGCGAACACGACCCTTTAGACCTAATGGGTAGAATGGCAAGACTATTAGACGAACAGAATGTACCTGAAGAAGGTAGATGGTTTGTTGCAAGTCCTGACTTCTATGAGATATTAGGACAATCTAGCTCTAAATTACTATCTGTCGACTATAATGGTGGACAAGGTTCTATTAGAAATGGACTAGTATCAAGTGGAAAATTACGTGGATTTGATATGTACAAGTCAAACAACATTGCTGCAACATCTAATGCTGCTGGTAAATGTATGGCTGGTCACATGTCTTCAACTGCTACTGCTAACACTATTCTTTCAACAGAAGTATTGAGAGACCCAACATCGTTTGGTGATATAGTTAGAGGCTTACATGTTTACGGTGCGAAAGTACTTAGAGACGAAGCCTTAGTAAGTGCATTCTACGGCATTGACTAAATAGAATTGGGAGGTGTCAAAGCCTCCCTTTCTTTTTTAACACATAAATTTTACAGAGGTAAATAATATGACAATTGAAAATATAAGAGATACTGGACGTAACTCAGCAAGAACAGTTGATGTTCGTGTATTAGCTGAGAAAATTCAAAAACCTTCAGACACTGAAGCAGTAGTTGCAGCTAATGTAATTACAGCAGCAGAGTCAGGCACACGTTTTGTTATGAATGTAGCAGCAGCTAAAGTCTCAACTCTACCAGCTCCAGCAGCAGGTTTAGAGTATTGGTTTTATGTTGGAGCAACAGAACCTACAGGAACTCACACAATAGTAACAGCATCAAGTGCTAATATTATTGTGGGTAACGTATCTTCTCCGGAAGATGCAGCAGGTAGTGTAGCTACAGTTACAGATGCAGATACTATTTCATTAGTAGCTAATAAAGCTGTTCATGGAGATTTTGTCCATGTATGGTCTGACGGCACTAACTGGTATTTAAACGGACAGTGTAAAGTTCAAGACGGAATTACAACCACACAAGCTGGTTAATAATACAGTCTACGGTATTAACTGATACCAACCCGGAGGAGTTTAATTATTCCTCCCCTAATTTTAAAAAGGAGATAAATATGTACGGTTACAAACAAAGAGAAAAGAAAATGGGTGGTGGCAATATGCAAAAAGATGGTAATGCTGCAGCTAGAAGAGAAAAAGCGATGGACGGTGGTATGCAAAAAGCTGCAAGAACAAAAGCTAATATGGGCAGAATGATGTATAACAAAGGTGGTCAACCTGAATATAAGTCTGGTGACATGCCAAAAGCTAAACCTTGCTAATATGAAAGGCGTA